GTACTCCTCCAGGTAAAGGAGGACTCTGGTACAACGTCGATTTATTATCCCTTCTGGAAATCAGGAGCGACCGGGGCAGCAGTGCAGCGATTAGCTCGACAATCAAGTGGTTTAGAAGAAGCTTACAATTTAGTCAAAGGAAAGAAGATGGCCGAGAACTTTCGGTTTACATATTCTGATCCTGTGTGTACGCATAATGATTCATGTAATTGTAAGATGACAGTGACAGGAATAGGAGCCCAGACTCAAGGGTTAGTATGGAAAGGTGAGAAAGGGACTGTGAAGCAGCAGATAGAAGATTCCGCGATCTGGATTGACGTGTGGGCGCGTCGACAAAAAGGGGCAGAAATAAGTGAGACCGAGCATTATTTTAAGGCTAGGTTGAAAAAAGATTCATCAGTGAGAGTAATTGATGCTCCTATGAGGACGTCGAACAGTTGGCCAGTGGATGTGGTTCTTCCATCCCCATGTAGGGAGATAGAGATGGCATTAAAGCAAGCGGATTTTTTATATTTTCAAAATAAAATGCCATGGTTAGGATACTCTTGGGAAGAGTTAGAGAATCATGTCTGGCGAGATGTACATGAGAGTCGACCATTATGGGCCACATGTATGAGAACATTATCTATGTGGTACTGGGTTTGTGGAAAGACGAATGGTCGTCCACATGTTATCTCAGCTATGACAAACCTTTACCCAAGAAAATTGGCAGATGCTGCTCTTGCATTCGATAGAGCACCGGATCCAGAGCGAATGGAAGAAGCATTTAAATACTTAGAGCCATCCTTAGACACTTTATATCGCTTAATGGGAGTTGATTTTGGACAGAAGAGAGAATGGGTTTGTACGCTCGGAAGTTTGCAGAATATGTATTTAGGAGCGTCCAGTGGTATTCATATGTCCAAAACAGCCAGGATAGCATTGATGGAGGAGGAATTTGTGAAGATTTCAAATCGTGGAAAAAAGATCGATTTTCATGAGCAAGTATTACTACAAGTCTATGATTTTATTCTTCACGGAAAAAAACCAAGCGTGTTGTGGGCCCTTCCACCAAAGAATGAGTGCTTCTTTGACTTTGATAAGCAGAAAAATGATCAGCAATATGCTGCCTTTCTTGAAAAGCTTCGTCTTTTCAATATACCATCCGCAGTCTACATTTACCTAGAGAGATTGGTGTCGTTGGAGCGTCATATTCTGGAGCGTGGAAAAGTAATAAGAATTGGACATAAGTGGTCTCGAGGAGGATCAGATACTCTGGCTAAGTGTCTTGGAATAGATTTAAAGAATTGTTGGAAGAAGATACTTTTGGAAGGAGACTTTAAAAAATTTGATCAGTCAGTCCCTAACGCATTAATGAAGCTTTATTGGTCGCAATTATCTGTTCATTTTGATCAGAGCTCAGAAGATTTTCCAATAATGGAGGAGATTGTTAAGTTTCTCCTGGAGTCTGCCTGTTATCGTATCACACAATTGTTTGGAAGATTGTGGGTAATAATAAGAGGATCAGTGGCATCAGGTAAATTTAATACCTC